GTCCGCGGCGCAGCCCGGGGCACCCGAGCCGCCGCGGACCTGGGCACACTGGGCGTGCGTGTCGCTGGCGTCCGCGCGCTGCTCCGGGAGGGGGTAGCGCGTGCCATCAGGAACGACCCTTCGCCATGCTTTTCATTGGCATATTTTTCATCGGCATATTTTTCATCGACACGCCTCGTTTGCGATCGAGCGCATTATCTTTCGCCGACCCTGGTTTGATGCCCGCCTTCTTGTCGGCGGCCGTGTCGCTCTTCAGCGTCCACTTCTTGCCGGCCATGGCTAGGACAGTTTCTTCGCGTTGCCCTTGGTCACGATGCCGCCACTCTTGAGACTCGAGCTCGGCTCACTCTGGGCACCAGCCGAGCCGGCCTTGCTCGAGTACGTGCCGCCACCTGCCTTGCCCTTGGGCTCGGACTCGGCCCCTTTGTTACCGCCCATGTTGGATGCTGCGTACGCCATAGCCTCAACTCTACTCCTGAACGTCTAGGGGCCTGGCGGTGGCATCGGCGTGGGTCCAAGCGGACTGGGTGCCGTGCCTTCGGGCGGAGCCGGCAGTTTGAGCCACGGAAACGCTTGAATCACAGCGCGATAGACGGTGCGGAAACCAATCGGCCCGAGGCGCTGCAGCTCGGCGTTGCGCCCCTGCTCGTTCGGTGTGCCGTCGGCATTAAAGAGCTGCGAGCTATAGTCAATACGCCAGCTTTTGCGCCTCACTGATCGGAGCCGCAAAAGGTGCTACTCCCTGCGGACTCATCGCGACGGCGAGTTGTGTACTCATCTGATCCAGCCACGTGGCCAGGTCAGCCGCGATTAAATCGTAGGTTTCTACACGGTCTGGCATGGCATCACCCCCCTTCGACTTCGGACTGGCACCACAGTAGGAGCAATCGACCCGCGACACAAGTCGCCTGGTACCCGTCTCTCTCCAGGCCGCAACCCAGGCGTGTAAACTTCTTACACGGTAGCTCTACCCGTTGTGGCATGGGTCGAGCGCTGGGAACGCGCGCAGGCGGCGCACCAGATCCGGATGATAGTGGTGCGGGTAGACGTCCGGCCCGACGTCCCAGACCACCAGTTTCTCGGCCGGCACGCGTGCACTCAGTCGCGCGTCCAGCACGACGATGCGATCCGCCCAGTCGTACAGCATCGTGAGCGTTGCGTCACTATGCCGCTCGAGACCGACGGGGATGACCTCGTGGCCTTGCTGTTGCAGCAGCCAGCGTGCCACCACCGAACGATTGAGGCCGTGCTCGCACACCGTCACGACCTTCAACTCGGCCCCGTCCGCGCCCATCTGGAAAAGCGGCCGGCGAGGTGCTCGACCTGTTCGCGCGACTCGGCCACCTGCAGCCAGTCGCCGTCGAGCAGATAGATGATCGAATTGCCTGACACGTCGGTCACCACCGTGGCATTGGCCATGTTCACCAGCACCGTGGGATCGGTCGGCGACGGCGCACTGGTCGGCGTCAGGTCGTACTCGACCGCGTACAGCCACGCCGACTGGTCTGACCCCGAGTTGCCCTGATTGACCGTCTGGGCGAACAGGTACTCGCCCGCGTCGAGCAGAAAGTCCAGGTTGAGCTGCGTCTCGGCGTACGCCCCCTGGCTCAGGCCGCCGCTATGCGCCGTGATGATCGGTCCGTACTGGTCGCGGATGCTGCACGCCTGGTCGCCACCCTGGGCATTCTGAGCAAAGCACCCGCCCAGTTGGATCTGCGCCTGACGATTGGCAGGCACGGTGTAGCGCCACTGTTCGGTGGCCGGCGTGTTGGCCGCGATCGTGGCGCGAAAGTTTTCGCGAATGTCGAGCGGGTTGGTCTGCACGTTCGACTGCGTGCCGACGCTGGGCCCCTGCACCAGCGTCAGATGAATCCACTCACCCACGGGTAGAATTGTCGCACCAAGTTGCCCCCGCGTCGCGGACACGACCGGGGGCCGGCACCACAGAGGAGACTGCGATGCATAGTGAGCCTAACTCAGGCCGTATTGAGCGAGCCTGTCAGACGTGCGCCTTCGTGTTTCGAGCCCGTCGACGGAGGGGTGGTTACGAGCGTTTCTGTTCAAAGGCGTGTGTGGACGATGCCAAGCGACGCACTAGATCACTTGTCTGTGTCCACTGTGGCGCTGGGTTTGAGGTCCGGCAGTCGATCGCTAAGCCAGGGCGACGTTTTTGCACGCGAGACTGCAAGACTGCGTACAACCGCCTACCGATAGTGGTCTGGCAACGTATCATGCGCCGGGCTCGTCGTACTGGGACGTGTCTGCATCATGGCTATCGCCTACCGCAGGGTCACACTGGTCACGTCTCGACCCACATTGGCGGCTACGGCCAGATTCTGGTGCATCGATTCGTGTACATGTACAGCCATGGCTTGACCTACGAGCATCTGGCCGACGTGCCCGTCGTTCGCCACACGTGTAATCACGGTTGGTGCATCGAGCCACTGCATTTGATCCCCGGCACACACCACGACAACGCGCAGGACAGGATTGAAAGCTATCGCCGCGACGGCGAGCCGATCAGTCGCGGTCGTCAGCCCGCGCCCGTCGCGTTCGGCATGGTTGGACTTGCCGGAGTTCCCGGAAATGCTCCGGGTCCCGGACCTGGAGCCGGTGCGCCTTGCGGAGCCGGCATCCCGTAACCGGGTTGTGGCACCGGGTTGCCCGGTGGACCTCCTTGACCGCCGCCCACGCCCGGTCCACCCGGTGGTGGGTTGCCGACTCCAGCCGGGACGATGCCGGCCATCTCCTGTGGAGTTGGACCTGGGGTGCCCATCTGGGCCGCGATGAGCATTCCAAGTTTGGAAAAAGTTAACTCCATCAATTTCTGTTGTACGGGCCCGGATTGCTTCATGTTTTGCAACTGCCACGAACGCTCGACCTCGTCCGGATTCCCGCCCGCTTCGCGCACCGCGTCCTCGTAGCTGACCAGTTTCAATTGCATCTTCTCGCCGATGGCGCGCGTGGCCACCACGTCGTCGGACGGGGTGCTCACGTCGAGCCGCACCACGTAGCGGTGCACGCCGGCCAGGTCGTCCGGGCCGATGCCGATCCATCCGGCGCGACTCTGGCCCTGATAGCGGCCGCGCGACGCGGGCGGGCGCTCCTCGGCGAAGGCGTACACGTCCTCGCCGATGCGGCGTTCAATCAGCCAGCTCTCGAAACCGGTGCGGTCGGCCAGACACTGCGACACGTTGCCGACGATCGGGTCCCACTTTAATCTCGCAAGGAACGCTTGCTGATTTAATTGATAGCCGGACTGCGCGCCAGCCGCGCCGCCGCGAATCACCTCCGGCTGCGCCATCATCGCCATCGTCTGCGCGTTTTGCAACACCTTGTCCAGGTCCTGGCCGGATTTGGGCTGTTCCACCGGCGCGATATCGAACGGGTACACCATGCCCGGCTGGATGCGCTGCGTGGCGTCGACGTCGCGATTGTCGTTGGCATAGGGGCCGATGCCGCCCGAGATGCCCGGCACGTTGCCCGGCGGCTGGGTGCGTTTGAACGCGGGCCAGCCCGTGAGAAACGCCGAATTGCCTTGCATCGTCAGCAGACTGTCGATCATCGGAAACAGCATCAGATAGCCGTACAGGATGCTCACGGCCTGACGTTCGGGCAGTCGCGAGCTCGTGGTCAGTCCGCGCGCCTGAAAGTACGGACCGCGCAAGGTCTTGAGCACCGGATCGCCGTAGCCGTGCTCGATGCGGCGCACCAGCGTGCCATTCTGCAGGATGGTCGACGCCTGGGCGGTCTGGCCCGGACCGCACAACACGATGGCGCACGTCTTGTAGTTCCACGCCTCGATGACCGTGATCTGGCGGTGCTGCTGCACGATCCTCGGCCACTCGCTGCGCGCCAGCGCCATGGCACTGGGATCCAACTGGCGCCAGTCCGCGGGGGCGAGCACGTTGCCGTCACGGTCGAGGCCGGTGTCGAAGCGCGCGAGCGCCTCGAGATACGGCATCGTCTTGACCTCGACGACCGCGGTAAAGCCGTTCTCGTTCTGGTTGTAGTAGCACGTCTCGGGCGGCACGTCGGTCGTGGCGATCGGATACGGCGCCAGCAGTTTGAGTTCTTCGGTCTGTTTGTTGAATAGCCGCCGCTGCGCGTCGGCGTCGTACTGCTCCTCGGCCATGATCTCTTCTTCCATGGCCTGCACCTGGCTCGAGTACTCGCGCCACGCGGAGTTGACGCGTGAGATGGTTTTGAGCCAGCCCTCGCCTTTGGCCACCGTGGAGTACATCAGCGAGCGCAGCAGCGGTCGGCGACTGTCTTGCTCCTGGCGCTTCCATGACGAATCGAAGAAGTGCTCGCGTAGCGTGGCGTTCATTGTGGCCGAGTCGCCGAACGCCGTCGGGTGATACTGCACCTGCGGTGGATTGGCGCACAACGCCGACACGGTGGTATCGATGATCTCGATGGCCAGCGGACTGCGCATCTCGAGCGCGGTCTTCCTGTACGCCTCGGGCACCTCGACGTAGGTATCGCCGAAGATGACCGAGTCGATCAGGGCGTACAACTGATTGCGGACTCGAAACCGCGTCCGTAATTCGTTGGTCAGATCGAGCGTCTGATCCAGCAGACGCAGGTCGTCACGCGAAGGCGGCGGGTTCCCGCGTGTCGGTGAAGCGGCCACGGCGCGTTACAACCCCCCCTCGCGTGTGCGCTTCGGGTCATACGGCCCGTGATGATCGAAACTCGCGGCGCGCGGCTCGCTCCAATTCGCGCCACACCAGCAGCAGCGCAACTCGGCCAGATGCACGCGTTCGGACACGACGTGCGGACAGTGTGGCCCATTGAGACGCTCGGTGCACTCGAGCGCGGCGTCGTCCTCGCGACTGGCGCGCCCGATGGTCACGCGTCGTCCTGCTCGTCCGTCCAGTCCGAACGGATACCGATCCATGTCTCGCGCAGGTCATCGTACGCGGTCAGGCCGTAGCTCACGTCCGCATTGGCACAGTGAAACGTCACTACCCCGTCGCCGACGCGCACGAAGTCGGGATCGCCCTGCGCGAGGACGGCGTCGGTGATCTCGATGCGCGTATCGGCCTGCAGCAGACGCCTGCGGCCGTCCGGCTCGAACCTGAAGCTCAACACACCAATCGTCTCGCTCATGCACAGAATCGCGTTGTAGCGCGATTTTTACCCATGTCTAGCCAAATGTCGCGCGCATGGCCCTGGCAGGCCCCGGCAGCGCTTCGGCGCAGAGTCCATACCTCGCGGCGTCCGCGGCATGGTCGCTCACCTCCTTGCTCTTCTGGGTCTGCTGCGTATCTTCCGGGTCGAGCGGATCGCGCACCAGCGCCGGCAACTCGCGCTCGAGGTTCGGGCAGCGACCGCGGAACCAGCACCAGTGCGGCGGCCCTTCATCGTGGGCAAGCGCCCGGCGCAGAATGGCCCAGCCCTGTTTACGGTCGTTCTGGGCCGGGAACAGCCCCTGTTGCGTCAGCGTGGCCAGGCCGTGGTCGGCGTACACCTGGGCGATGCTGGGTCGGCGTTGCTCATTGCGCTGGTTGAACATGCTGGGGTCGAGCGCGATCTGCGCGATGCGCTCGCCTTCGCTGCGCTCTTTGATCAGGTCGGCCTGCTGCTCGTCGCGGAGTCCCGAGCCGTACACCTCGCGGTAGGTGACGACCTGGCGTGTATTGGGGTCTCGCGCGTGCCAGAGCGCACAGAACGGCACCGCGAAGCCATAGTCGACGCTGATCCAACGCGGCCAGTCATCGGGGATGTCGAACGGGGTGACCGAGTGAACGGCAAGGTCAAGTTCCGGAAACATCATGCCTTCGGCCGCGACCCACAAGCCCAGACGCAAACGTTTGTGCAGATAGCCGCTCAGACTGTCCAGCGTCTTCAGATACTGGGTGCCGAACGCGGTCCACGTCCGTGTGTTCGTGTCGAACAACTGCGGATTGTCCTCGTGGCGGCTCTCGAGCAGCGTGGTCTGACCGCTGTCGCAGCGCAGTTTGAGCCAGTGATTCGGGTAGCTCGGATTGCAGTCGGCGAGGATTTGCTGATAGCTGAGCGCGTTGTTTCTGAGGCGCGTCAGCAGGATCTGCCAGTCCTGTTCGTCGAGTTCCGTACTTTCTTGGCAGTAGATTAAATCGAAATCCGTGGACAGGACCTTGCGTGGGTCGTCCAATCCGGCGACCACGATGCGCGAGCCGTTCGGATAGCGGAACTCCTGGTCCTCGTGATGGAACCACACTGCGTTGGGTGGTGGCGGCAAGACTTTTTCTTTGAACGTCACGAGCGCGGCCTGGGTGAGCGCCGTCCTGAGCTTTCGCACGATCGCCGCGCGAATCGGTGTTTGCGACGCGGCCAGGTCCAGCTTTTGCAGACACGCCATGCTTTTGCCGGTGCCGCTCGGTCCCGAAAGCAACACCTCGCGGTCGTGGTTACGCATCAGCTCGCGCGCCGCGCCGTGCGGGTGATACGGCGGCCGCGGTCCGACGCCCGGTCCGAGGCGTTTGCCGCGCAGCGTGCCGTCACGCGCGAGTTGCAACGGTGGCGGATCAGCAACGGCCATTTACACTCGGCCGCAGTATGACACCTTCCCCTTCATCCGCGAAGCCCCGCCGTCAGGCGAAGTATCCCAACCTGCGCGGTGGCGGCCGCCGCGCAACCCTCCCGGACGTCGCGGTTCAGAAAGCGCGCTATCTGCAAGCGCTGGCCATCGACGGCACGCTGACCACCGGCTGTCGCGCCGGTGGCGTCAATCACGGCACCGTGTACACCTGGCGCGAGACGGACGATCACTTCGTCCTCGCGGAAAATCAGGTCAAGGCCGAACTCGCCGATCGTCTCGAGGCCGAAGCACTGCGCCGCGCCTACACCGGCTGGGATCGGCCGATCTATCAGCGCGGCGTGTTGTGCGGCACTGAGCGCGTCTACTCAGACATGCTCCTGAAACTGATGCTCGGTGCGCTGAAGCCGGAAAAGTTCCGCGAACGCGTCGACGTGAGCGGCACGGTCGAACAGATCGTGCGTCAGGTCGCCGGCTTCAACGCGAGCGAGGTGCTCTAGGCGAACACGTGTCGGATGAAATCCAGGAGCAGAACGATCGCGTACATCGAGGCGACGGGGATGACGAGCAAGCAACCAAGCATCACCGTAGACGCGAAGATCCACCACACGATTTTCCTGGCGAGCGGCGCGTCGCGGAAGGGTTGGTTCACGCGACACGCGCCTCGCTGCCGTTTGGCGACCACGTGTGCTGGCTGTCGAGTTGATCTAACGCCAGGTGCAGATACGGGGGAACGGGACTCGGGCCCCGTTCCCACCGATACACGGTGATCTTGTCGACGTCGAGGAGATCCGCCAGATCCCGCTGCGTCAGATAGCGTAGCTGGCGCCACGTGCGCAGCCCGACGCGATTCACGACGCGTCCTCGAGCGGCAAGACCTCATGCGCGTAGATCACGAGCCCGGTGCCGTCCGGCGCGCGGCACACCAGCATCGGCTCGACACGTACCACGGTCAACGGCGTGCGCTCAGCATCGAACACGCGATACACGATCGCGCCGGGCGTGAGTACGGCCGGGTCAACATAGCCCGGCATTGATTCTTGTGTTTGATCAGACATTGGGACTCTCCTCGTGTGTGTTGGATCGATAGCCGGTTGGTGGCCGGCCCAGCATTTGCGCAAGACGGATCATGCCGAGCCCGGTGTACTGCCGGCCGTTTGCCGTACACGCCTCGCACACTCGCGTGACGGTGGCGCCGGTGCCGCGCACCGGCGTGCTATGCCCACACGCGTATTCGACGAATTGCACCGGTCGACTATTGGGCATGCGGACTCGCCTCGACTTTCTGACGGATGTCGACGACAAGCGCCAACATGCTGAACAACGCGTCTTCAATCGCCGGATTGTCGATTGCCAGGATTTGCCGGCGGATGTCGCGCTCGAGTTCGCGCACAGCGCCGGGGCTGAGGGTGGTAGTGCTAGACATTAGGACTCTCCTCTGAGTGAACGCTCCGGGCCTACGCGGCCCGGGCCAATTCCATATCCGGGTTCACGACGAACCCGGATGTATCGCGCTTGCCGCGGCCCTTTGCCGCCAGTCCAACGTAGACATGCGGCGGGTCAAGGAAACGCAAGTCGTCGTTGTCGCCATCGATCACACGCCGGCCACCGTAGACCTCGGGCAGTTTGTGTGGCGTCGTCTTGAACACGACTGCCACGTTGCCGCCGGCGTCGACGACCGCGCGTACGTCGTCAAGGTTCGACTCAGCTTGCGAGAAGGTCAGCTGATAATTCGCCGGATGCGCACCTCGCACGTTCGCGATCGCGCGCCCGGCGTGTTTGGTGTAATCGTAGAACTGAATATCCGGGAACGTCTCGAGTACCGTGCGGCCATCGTTCAGCCGTAGCTTTTCCCATGGCAAGTCAGACGTCCCGTTCAGTCGCACGACCGGGATCAATCCGTTTTTCTTCGCGCGCCGGACGTGCGCCTCAATCTCGCGCACAAGCAAGATGTTGAAAATCCATCGGTTCAAGAAAAACAAGCGCGTCCGTGCGATCCTCGCGCGCTGAGCATCGTTCAAGCCGTTTGCGTCGAGCGCAATGCCACCGCGCCCGGCCGTGTTCAAGCACGCGGCCCGGCAGCCGTCAGTCGCGTACTGGCAGACGTTGAACCCAGACAGCTCAGCCGGCGCGAAGTGAAGGATCGCGGTTGAGTAACCCTTCGCGCGGCCTTTCTTGGTCTTGGGGTGGTACCCGTCGGGTGTGAGCAGCTCGACGAATCCGAACTGTCGGTAGCCGGCTTTGCCAGCGAGAATGTCTGTCGCGACAACGATCGCCATGTCTTCTGACGAGAGTGTGTGTTTCATGGCCGAGCTCCGAATGCGTACGTAATGGTCGAAGCGACTTCACGTTGTTCGCGGCGGATCTTCCAGGCCGCGGATTGGCCGGGGTGCTGGGTCGCGAAATGGCGACTGGCGAAGAGGGTGCCGCTCGAAGTTGTGTAGCTGGCGCCACACACGCGGCAAACCTTGACGGATACAGTCTGAGTAGTCATTGGGGAGATTCGTCCTTCCCTGTGGTTAGCGGCCTCGGAGTGTTTCGAGCGCTCCGGGGCCGCGGCGGTTGATCGATGCCCTTACTATGCAACGTGTTCAATTTCGTATTCGTGTTCAATTTCGTAGGCGCTATGCATTGGGACTCTCCTCTTTAGCGGTATGCGTCTTCCGCACATTGATTGCAGTACGCGGGATCATGCTCGGGGCACGCGACCGGCGCCGGCTTGTGATAGGTGTCGGCCGCGCGAAAAGCCGACCGAGTGACTTGCACCGCCGTGCGGTGCGTTTGTGTGGGGCTCTGCATGCCCAGTACTATATGCATTTTGCATACTGGCGTCAACAACGCACGGTTAGAAGTTTGTTAGAAGAGCGCTAAAAGCTCCGTGACCACGGTTGCCTAGCGTGCACGCCCTCAGACATGCCACGCCCATCCGATGCGCTCAGAGGATTCGCGCGCGACCGTCAACCTTCCCCGCGGTCCCGACCGCCAGCACAACAAACCTGGCATCGATGTCAGTCATTCTTTCGTCAGCTGTCGTCACCATTGTCAGACTGTCGCGATCGCCATTGCGTTCAAACCGGAGTCCACATCGTTGTGTGCACACTCCACCTGGTCGCCACCCCCCATCCACCGTCTGACTCCAGCCGTCCCCGAGCCCGCTCGGGACGGGCAGCGGGGGTCGCGTACGCATGGAAAATGACGGTGAAACTACCAAAATTCCAGGTGTAACGCGCGGGCCGGAGTGACCGCTCGGACGAACTGAGCAGAGTCCCACAGAGCCAGTTCGCCGGAGCGGTCAGGAGGAGGATACTTGAGCGAGATGTTCGAGGTCGGCGGCGAGATCGGCGCCGAGGTCGTGCCATTCGGGCATGCTGAGGGCACGCTGCGGGGTGGAGTAGAGCAGCGTGCGAATGGCGGCGAGCTGCAACGCGGCGCACTGGACGGAGCAGTAGCGTTCCTGAGTGCCGACGGCGAGGGGCTGGGCGCAACAGACGCAGGTCACGCCGCTCTACGCTGCGCCGCAGTTTGAGTGATTTTCTGCCATCGGTCCTGACCCTCAGGCGAATCCCACCACACAAATCCAAGGCGGCGGTAATCTGGGTAACCGTCCCAATTCACGCCCATCATCCAGAGGTGTTGCCAGTGAGCACGGATTGGACCGAGCAACCAACGTGACTTCCTGGCGAGTTGCAGAATACGCTCGATATCCTGCCCATGCCACTTCAACTTCGCAGCAGGCACATAGATCAAAAAATCAACTCGTCGAAGTTGCGGCAGTTCTCCTAACGGAGCCAGCAACTCCGAAGTGATGCCCGCGTTGGCATCATGGACCACCATCCCAACCGCGTTCTCGTAGCGCGTCACGGTACGCTTGACCCAGTCGGGCGCCATCGCGGCATTGTCGCCACAAATCACCTCGATGTCGGCAGGCAATTGCACACCGACACGACGAGCCTCGTCGATCCGACGCTGCAAATCGGCGCAATGCTCTGGCTGCACATCAACGTAGCCCACATGCCATGTGTCGCGCGCCCTCGAATGGTTTAGCGCCATCAATTCTCGCAGTGGAGTACCGCGCATCACAACACGCGAGAACGGGTTTCCAAATTCCCGTTCCCAGATGAATCCTCCAGGACCGGAGTTGCAGTCCAGCATCAACTTTGGCCAGGCGTACTTGCGTGCGACGTTGTCGCAGATCTGCACAGCTCGACGGAAGATCGCGCCAGCCTCCTCACATTTCTGAGGAGTCGTGTCGGAGCAGCCGACCAGGCTACCGTCGCGAACCACCGGCCAGCGCCCGAGAGCGTCGTAGGCTTGCAAGTACCCTGGTTTCAAGCCCGGGCGCCGGCGGCCCAACTCAGCTCGGCGCCGAAGCTCCGTGCTCACTGGCACGAACTCACCGGTGTCCGCCATGGCCAGGTCCTCGTCGTCACTCAACACATCCGTGAAGTACGGCAGGGCGTCAGTCATGGGGTGGCTGGCCAAGGCGAGTGATGGTGGCGGCGAGTTGCTCGGGTGACACGCCCGTCGGGGTCATGCGAGCCAGGTCCTCCCGCACCTCGGGCGGCAGGTTCGATGGGTCCTCAAACACGCGGCGCAAACCACGGCCACGACGACGCGACGGGGGGGTCTGGACGGGCTCGCCGACGACCAGTTCGCAGAGGTGATTTTCGACGTCCGAGACGGGCATGGAGCGTTCGCAGCGGGGACAACGGGCGGTCAGCAGGCTGATTTCGCCCTGGCCATTGGGCGTGCCGCGGTGCTGGCCGGGAGCGATTTCCTCCCACGTCGGGGGTGGTGCTTGAGATTGGCTGAGAGCCGACGCGGTGCCCGAAGGGCCTTGAGCGTCGGCGGCGGCAGACTGGGGGTTTGGGGGGGTTGGTGAGGGTGAGGGCTTTATGCCCTCACCGGTTGGTTGGTTGGTTGGTAGCCCCGTAACGTCACGCGTAGCCTGCGCATTACGTTGCGCGTTCTGAGGCTGCTGATTCGCGTAACGTTGCGCGATCTGTTCAGCATTCCGTGCGCGCATGTTACGCACACGGTCAACGTTGGCGGCGCGCTTCTGGATGAGCCGACCAGCGTAATCCATCCAGTCATGGACCTGCACGCCGGACTCAATTACCTCCACAAACCCAGCCTGCACAAACGCATTCCACAACACCCCGGCTTTCCCACGCCAGTAGCATGCCCCTTCGACCTGATCGCGCATGCTCACGTCGACTACACCATCATGTGCGTAATCCAAGCACCAGTACCACAACAGATGCACATACCCGATGCTCGCAGGAATCCCACATTTCAATTCTGCCGCCAGGCGCAGTGTTTTCGGATGGTGCGCCAGCGCCTGGTGCGACTCAATCCACGCCACCTGCAGTTCTCCGTCGCACACGCCACAAGCGGGAGTGAAAGCGCCATTTACAACGGGGTCCACAGAACGCGCGCTCGCCCGGACGGTCCTTCAGTCGTCGCGGAAACCCCCGGTGACATTCCGCACACCGCATCAGTTGATCAACCCCTCCTGTGCAACCACGCTGGTCTCCGCGGCGCGCACTCGACGCTCGAGGTCCTCGACTGCAGCGAGTGCCTCCGCGTCACTCACCGACTGTTTCATCGGGTCATACTCTACGCCCAGATCGCGCGCCTTGCCCGTCAGCAAACCCCAGCGCTCCCGCAATTGCACACGATTGAGCGGCTCCTGCACCACCTCACCCGTGCGCGTGTCCACCGCATAGACACTGTCGCCGAGCATGCGCGTGTACTCCTCGGCCAGCGCCGCGCTCTCGGTTGCCGACGCGCGCTCGACCACCACCGACGTCGGCTGCTCACCCTCATCGACGTCTGCAAGGCCGCCCGTCTCGGACGGGAAGGCGCGTCGCAGGGCCTGGCGTTCCGCGGCGATGGCCAGCATGCTGCGCGGTCGCGCGCGCCACATCCGACCCCGCGCGCCGACGCCCGGATAGCACTCATCCAT